TATCATCAATGTACTTTTTGAGCTCATTGATGATACGGTCTTCACTATACTTGTATTGAATAGTGGTTGTCTTCAAGCGGTAACTTCCTCTTTTTCATTTTCTGATGTATCAACGAATGAAGAAATACCTAGAGTTTTGTTCAATGATTTTTTAGTTTTTGTTGATGGTGGGTTCGTTAAAAACCCATCATTGACTCCAAGAATAACAAGTTCATCCATGTTTGGTGTCAATGATGATACAGCGGGAATGAATCTACCAAATTTAACTTTAGTTGACATTTTTTTACCATAAAGAATATCCAATTTTGAAATTTCTTTATTCCAATCTTTAGTAGTTTCTATAAGTCTATCAATATAACTTTCTTCTGGATCATAACCTTTTAACAAATCTGTATGTAATACTATTCTAATTTCTTTTACTTTAGGAAATTCCAGCAACATCTCACCTATAGCATAGGGTATCTTTTTAAGAGAACCTGTAGCGTATACAGCATATTTAATATCATCTGTATCTGGATAATTTACCATAAATGATTTAATAGATGGCTTACTAGTATAAGATTTAACTACTATTCGTTTACCATTAGAATCAATTCTATGAACACAACTATTGAAAATTTGATTAGTCAATTCTTCTTTTGTTTTATTTTGCCAACCAAGACCGTGAGATAATTCGTTCACATGCCATGATATTGTATCTCTATCTAAAGAAATCTTTTCTTGTACAATTAAATTTTTGATTAGAAACACCACATCTTCTTTAAGAAGTTTTCCAGAAGGTTTGTGATACCTATTTTCACCACCAAAGAAACTAAAAAAAGCTAAATCAACTTCTTCTTCAGAGAAACCGGCTTTACCTGTATAAACCACACAGATAATATTTTTAACACCAAGTTCCTTTAAAATTGATAAACGAGTAACACCGGCACCAGGTACTAAAGTTCCATCTTTAAGCATTCTTATTTTAGGTGGATCAAATTGTAGTGAATATCCAGAAGAAATGATGTCCTCTCTAATTTCATCTTTTTTAGGATTTTCTCCACCACTTCTCATCCATTGAGAAAATATGTCGGTCATATCAATATCTTTAAGATCAATATCCCAAAACAAACTACCATCAGGTCCTCGAACTATTTCAATAGGTAACTCTTTACCATCATGATTGTAAAAAGCATTTCCATAAAAATGTGGTTTTGTTTTAACATTTACTAATTCTAATGCTTTTTTTACATCAGTCTTTTTGAAAGATTTAATCTTTCTAACATTTATCACATGATTCATAATATAAAATAACTCCTATAATTTACCAGTATATTGTGCAACAGCAGGCATATTACCACTAAAGGCGTATGTACCGATGTGTTGCGTTTTCATCCATGGACATAGATAGATTGTTCCACCCATCTTACGCCACATTTGACAGAACATATAATCTTCGGAAAGATATCGTTCTGAACCACCACCTGTGATACTATCTTTTGTATCGATAACAGTATCAAAGTAAGCGTGAATATAACGTGTACCATCAAAGTTGGCTTGACCAACATGATCTGGTTTATATTTGATTGATGGATATTCAACTTCCATTTTCTCAAACACTTCACGTTTTACTAACATGAAACCTGTACCAATTTCCATAACTTCAAGAGGTTCTGTTACTGTAAATTGTGATGTACCTTTTACAACATTGAAAACGTATTCGCCTACAAGTTGTTCAAGTTCTCTTGGTTCCATATCAGGATGTGAGCGAGCAGCTGCTGCAACATTACCCCAATTGATTGATTTCTTAGGATAAGGTCCGCCGATAACGTCTTTATCTAAGGCAAGAAGTGCTAATACATCTTGTGGATTATAATGAATATCAGAATCGATAAACAAAAGGTGTGTATAACCAGAACGGAGAAATTCATCTACAAGGTAGTTTCTTGCTCGAGTAATTAGAGATTCATTGAATAGGAATGAAAACTTAGTTTCAACCCCATATTTTGCCATTGTTGTTTGTAAGTCCAATGCTGACTTGACATAAAGACCATGTGACATGCCACCGTACATAGGTGTGGCAATAAACAGTTTGTTCTTTTTTAGTTCTTCGACTTTAACTTGTATTTCCATAATATATCCATAAAATAAAAAGGGGGAGTAATATTATATATATCACTCCCCCTAAGGCTACCTAAGGTATATTAGGCGAAAGCACGTTCACCTTGTGAACGGATTGCTTGAATGCCAGCAGCGACAATGCGCTTTGTTGGTGTTCCAAGGCGATAGAAAGAAACTTTCTCACCACTTGATGTAACACGGCTGTTCAAGTAGATGGCATTGCCATCGTTACGCAACTCATTGATAGTTGCTGATGGGTTTGCAACACCGAAAACACTCTGCATCTTAGTAGGTGTTAAGGTGTTGTAAGAACCCGATTTTGACAAATATGCCAATACTTTATTTTTTGCACTCATTATGAATACTCCAATTTTAGTCTCTCAAAAAAAGAACATCTGAGAGGAGACTGTTCTCTCAAATCAAATAATATTATAACAGAAGCCGTGCTAGTTGTCAACACTTAGCACGGCAAATCTTTCAATTAGAAAGGAACTTCGTCACTTGTACCTGTTTCTTCAATAGGTATTACATCAACGGCATCAAGATTAATACCAGCATCAACTTTGGTATACAAGTCAAGGAAGGATGCCTTTGTATCTTCATCAAAGCGATTCAAGCAAAGGCCAATTGCCTTCATCTTATCACCAAAGATACCGAAAGTGGAAACAATATGCACTAAACGGCGAGTAGAAATCACTTCATCACATCCACCGTCAGCGAATGTTTTGCGAATGGCATCTGCCCATGTAACGAGTTTTTCAGCAAAATCATCATCTGCACGACCGGCAGATTCTAATTCTTTCTTCATAATCTTACGTTCAATGTTAACTGGCGGCCATTGTTGTTCATAAGTATTTGGGAATCGTTCAAGGAACGCCTCATTCAATACGTTAGTAAACATATAACGACCATCATCTGAACCTTTACCTTTAGTATTTGCAGTAGCGAATACAGTAAATCCTAATGCAGGTGTAATCAATTCACCTTTCTTTTTCAACATGAAAGGTTTGCCTTCAAGCACACGTTGCAATGAAGCAAGATTCTGAGCACCGTAATCAATTTCATCGATACACAAAACAGCACCTTGACGAGCAGCCGTTGTAACAGGACCGTCACGCCATTCCATATTGCCATTAATCAGAACATAGTTACCAAGTAAATCACCTTCATCAGTTTCAGGTGTCATGGAGATACAAATGAATTTACGTTTAGCCTTAGCACATGCCTGTTCAATAGACATTGTTTTACCGTTACCAGAATGACCAGTAACAAAGACAGGAAAGAATTGTTGTGATTTTACAATAGAAACAATATCTTCAAAGTCACCAAAGGGCACATAATTTTTATATGCAGAAGGAACTAAATTTATAGAATCCAAATCTGTAGCGATGTTGGAAATTTTACTTGAAGATTTATCTACAGGTTTAATCATAGGTATAACTTGAGCTTGTAAAGCAATTGTTGAAGAAGGAACACGATACATTCCTCGAGCAACTCTGTTTGATTCATCTTTAGTGAACCATTGGGCACTACGGATGCCCATTTTTTGACATAGTAGTTTAATTTCGGAACGACTTACTTCGGACTTACCGAGCGCTTGTAGATTAGAAATAAACTTATCACGAATTTCAACACGATTTGACATAATATAAAAAAGACCTTTGTTAATCAGATGGTACCATTATAACACAACTACAACAGAAGTCAAGCCCCTGTTGTTTTTATGCAACACTTATACAGCAATACCTTGAATGAATTTAGAGACTAAAACACGGTTAACTTGTTTACCGCGGTTGAATTTCATAAACGCATTTTTCAATTTATTAGCTGTAACTTTTCCTTCAATTTCAATTTCTTCTTTGTCAACAACAAGGTTATCACCACCAGCAATCATAAAGAAACTGGTATAATTTTTCTTGTTAGAAACAATGAATTTTTCACTTCGAAACTTACTTTCC